GCCTTGCGAACCGACGCCGATGCCGGCAGCGAGGAATTGAAACAAATGGCCGCGCTACTGGAGCGCAACGCCGCAATTTTCCAAAACCAACAAGGATAAATCCATGAAACTACCAAAAATTACCCCCCGCCGTCGGCTGGTCGCTGCTCGCGATCGTCGGCATATTAATCGCGCAGGCAATTGGCTATACCGCATCGGCTGAAGAAATGGCCGCTGGCGGTCTGATGCTGGCCGGTATTGGCGATATCGACATTAAAGAGATCAACAATCTGCTCGAAAAACAGGGTCGCGCGTTTGAAGAATTCAAGTCTGCCAACGACAAGCGCCTGGAAGCCGTCGAGAAAAAGGGTTATGCGCCCGCTGATACGGTCGAAAAAGTCGAGAATATCAACACCGAATTGACCAAGCTCTCGAAAGAAATCGGCGAATTGATGAAAAAATCGAACCGCCGCAACGCTGGCGGATCGGATGACGAACTCTCGCAGGATCAGGCCGAGCACAAGTCGGCATTTGCCGAATATTTCCGCAAAGGCCGCGACAACAACTTGCACGACCTGGAACGAAAAGCGCTGAATACCGGCAGCGATCCGGACGGCGGCTATCTGGTGCCGACCGAAATCGAAACGATGATCGATCGCGTGGCGACTGCAGAAGTGTCTATGCGCCGCCTTGCTACCGTCCGTCAAATAGGTGGGCCCAGCTACAAAAAACCGGTTGTAACCACTGGCGCTGCTGGCGGCTGGCTCGGTGAAACCGAAGATTCGGTAGAAACTGCAACGCAGAAACTGTCAGAACTTGATTTCGTATTTGGCAAGCTTTACGCCTATCCATGGGCGACTAACGACATGCTAGAAGATGGTGTCATCGACATCGAGCAATGGTTGACGCAAGAAGTCGAAGAAATCTTCGTCGAGAAGGAGGGCGAAGCTTTCATAACCGGAACCGGCATCAAAAAACCGCGTGGGATCCTCGATTATGACACCGTTACCAACGCCAGTTATGCCTGGGGAAAGCTTGGTTATGTCCCATCTGGCGCAGCAGGCGCATTCCACACCGACGAGGGTGATGCGCTGATCAATACAGTACACGCGCTGAAACGCAAATACCGCAACGGTGCATCATGGCTGATGAACGATTTGACGATGGCAGCCATCCGCAAAATAAGAAACGCCAATGACGACTATATCTGGCAACCCGGCTTGATGGCTGGTGTGTCTGATACCTTGCTCGGTTATCCGATCGATATTGACGATTACATGCCGGACATTGCCGCCAACTCGCTGTCGATCGCCTTCGGCAATTTCAAACGCGGTTATTTGATCGTCGATCGACGCGGCATCGCCATCATCCGCGACCAGGTCACCAAACCAGGTTACACGAAATTTAACGTGTCCAAACGGACCGGTGGCGGCGTCCAGAATTTTGAAGCAATTAAACTGCTCAAATTTGCGGCAACCTAAAAACTGTAGGTTGGGTTAGGCAAGGCCGTAACCCAACATTTCTTATTCGTTGGGTTACGCTGACGCTAACCCAACCTACAACAGGACAAACCATGAAAGATTTAACTAACAATATCCACGTCAAACGGGTATTAAGCCCGGTTTCAGTGGCAGACACCACCGCCCAGGTCGGCGAAATCATCGACCGCAAGGGCTTTGACTCCCTTACCTACCTGATCGCCACCGGCTCAATTGCCGACGCCGACGCCACGTTTACCGTATTGCTTGAAGAGGGTGATGCGGCTAACCTGTCTGACGCTGCAGCCGTGTCCGATGTTGACCTGATCGGAACCGAAGCGCTGGCCGCATTCCGGTTCGACGACGACAACGAAACAAGAAAGCTTGGCTACATAGGTAACAAGCGCTATACCAGGCTGACTATCACGCCGGTTGCCAACGCTTCCGCCGCATTGTTGTCTGCCGTCGCCGTGCTCGGCCATCCGCAATCCGCGCCGACTGTTAATCCACCGGTTTAAGAGTGATTTTGAAAATAGCCGCCTGCTGGCGGCTATTACTTGGGAAAAAACATGCATTCGTCACAATATAAAGATAAAGAATCTGTTCTGCATCCGATTCGGAATAAATCCGACAACTCGATTGTTGGGATCTGGAATGATACCGACGACAAAGAATTGGATATTAGTTTTCCTGAAAAAATATCGTTAAACAGAAAAAAAATGCTTATTTTTGGGTGTTCCATTGCCGAGCAATGCACGCCTAAGGCTTCAACATCAAATACTACAACAACAGCGATTGTGGCAATTGATAGTAATGTTATACCGGTAGCTAGCGCAACAGCGTTTTCAGTTGGCTCTGGCTTATACATAAAACTATATACGGGTCGTATTTTTAAATCTGTCGTTACTGATGTAACGGGTTTAAATATAACTATAGCTGATCGATTGCCATTGTTTGCCAGATTGGGAGCTGTTGTTTCTGTGTATGTTGTTGCTTCCGCTGCTAACCCTAATATGACGCTGACGTATGGTGCGGCAAATGCCGCAGTTATGATGCTAGGCAGTCCCGTCGAATTAGTTAGCCCGTATGGATACGGGGGCGCATATTGCAAAGAGATGATGCCAGACCTTGAACGCGACTTGCGTTTTTATCGTCCAGATTATGCATTGTTTCACATGTTTGAAAATGATTTCATCACTGCAGATTCGACAAAATTAACTATCGAGCAGATGAAAGTATGGTCGCGCAATATTGCTAACATGTGTATCTATTACGGATGTTTACCTATTATTTGCTCGTCAATGCCACACAATGTTGTACCGGCTAGTAGAGAAGCCGATTATTATGCGCTGAAAGATTATTTGGTTAATAATTTGTCATCTGATGTTCCTGGTGCCTATGGAGTCAATCTATCCACACAATGGGTTGATGATAGTAATCCAAGCTTTCCGGTGTCGCCTGCGGCAGGTTGGACAGATGGGGTGCATCCATTATTGTCGCGTATATTTGACGTTGCTGCGTTTCTGGCTCCACAAATTAAAGATATACTCCCTCCTGCAGAATCTTTATTAAAATATGCAGTAACGCCACTTGAGGCAACGAGACTGGATGGCACGGGCGGCACAGCGACAAATTTAGGCGTTGGCTCAGTTGTCCCGGCTGGCTACACAATCCGCGCAGCTGGAACGGCAGTAGGCGCAACATCACGTAATGCAGACGGATCATTAAAAATAACAGGATCGTGGCCTGGAGCTGCTAACCGAACATCTGATTATATAAATGCAAAATATACGTTTACGCCGCCGCAATCATGGTTGGGAACAAGCAAAACATTTAAAGTTTTTGCACGCTTCAGACTTAATACGAAAGTCGGGATTGCTCAGCTTTTCTCAGGTGTTATACCTAGTGCCGGCGAGACAAACGACGGCGCTAGCGCAACAGATCAGGCATATTCTATTCCAGCTGATGGTAGCGTTATTGTGTTGGAATCAAATGCATTTACATTTTACAAAGGTGTGTCTACCACCACCGTTGAATTAAATATCCGGCCGATTGCTGCCAGCAGTCCGGCTAATGCGGCTATTGATCTTGATTTGATCGAGCTTGGTTTAATTGAGGTTACGCCGAATATACCTGACTCATTTGTTTAGCATACAGGTAATCTCATTAAATGAATATTAAAATCAATCTTGCCCAGGCCTCAACAAAGCGCGGCCTAATCTGGCTGGTTGTCGGTATTATAGGGTTGCTTCTGCTGCTCACTGGCCATAAAGGCGATATAGAGACGCTGCTATTGATCGGCGGTACGGTAGCTGGAGGTATGGGCGTCGCGCTGGATGACAAGTCAGGCCAAAAATGACACATCTTCTTAAAACACCGCCCGTCACCGAGCCGGTCTCGCTGGCCGATATGCGCGAGCATCTGGGCATCACCCAGGCGGATGATATATCGCGCGATAATATTATCGCCGGTCGTATCATCAGCGCTCGGGAATGGGCCGAGCAATACACGGGCCAGGCGTTTATCACGCAAGCCTGGACCTGCTATGCCCATGATTTCCCGTATAACGTTGATACGGGTCATCGCCTCCGGTTAAAGCAGCCTCTTGTTTCGGTCACAGCGGTTAAATATAACGATGCTGATGGCATTCAGCAAATCTTGGCGCCATCCGGCTATCAGGTTGATCTGGTGGGCGGCTGTATTGTGCCTGCCTATGGGTCAAGCTGGCCTCTGGCGCGAGCGCAGTTAAACAGTGTGCAGGTCGAATACGTCTGTGGCTATGGCAATCCGGCTGACGTTCCTGAGTCGATTAAGGACGCGATCCGCTTCATTGTCGGACAGTGGGAGGTTTTTCAGACCAGCATGGAAGGCGTGGTTAGGCCGTTTACGATTCCCAACGCTGCCAAACAATTGTTGGATAATTATATCGATATGCGGGATTGGTTCTGATGCATATCCGCCGAGCCTTGCTGCAAGCGCTGCAAACGCAACTGAAAGCGCTAACC